AAGCTGCTGTCGCTATGGAACAGAGGGCTAGGGAGATGGGTAAGGCTTCACAAGCTGCTGTCTATAGAGCTTACATCAACAAGATGAAGAAGAAGACAAAAGCTAAGAACGAAGAGTTTGGTGCGCCTGCTGGTACATTACCATCACCAAGTCGTAAGATGGTAAAGAAGATGAAGAGAAAGGGTAATACTTCAGTTCCTTATGGTAGTGGTTACAAGAAAGTAAATGAAAATGATAAAGCTGAGTTATACAAATTGTATAGTATGGGTATGAAAGCATTTACTGGTAGTGCTAAACATAAAGAAATACTAAAGAAGATAAAAGTTTTAAGAAAAAAATTAGGAATGAACGAAGCTCAAAAGACTGTAACAGATAAAGTTTTTGATAAGAAAAGAGAATCTGGTTCTTGGACAGTCATAGGACATATGAAAAAGAAAGGTAAATCTACCTTTCATGTTAGAGACGAAAAGACAAAGAAAAGATTTGATGTCAAATTGATGGAACAGAAAGAAATTAAAAAAACTATCGGTGTATTCGGTGGTAGATTCCAACCATTTCATAGTGGACATCTGGCTACATACAATTGGTTAAAAACGCAGGTAGATGAGGTTTACATTACAACATCAAACATCAAACAACCACCAAGACACCCAATGAACTTTAAGGAAAAAGTTCGTCACATGACAAAGATGGGTATAAAGAAGAATAGAATCATACAGGAGAAAACTCCGTATGTAGCAGCTAACCTATTGAAAAAATTTAATCCCGACACAACCGCTGCATTTGGGAAAAAAGATGCCGGTCGCCTCAAAGGTGGAACTAAGAAGAGTGGTGGTAAGACTTACTATCAAGACTATAAGAAGAATAAAAACAACTTAGAAGGTTTTGAAACACATGGTTACTATATCACCGCTCCACAGTTCGGTTCGGTTAGTGGAACGCAGATGAGAAAACTTTTGGGTGACCCGAAGATTGATGATAGTGAAAGAGAAAAAGCATTTAAAAAAGTATTTGGATACTATGATAAAGGTATTTACAATATGATGACTAATAAGTTTAAAAAGTTATTTGAGTCTTACGATTTAACAGATGAACTTATTCAAGAGTTCTTATTGGAATCAACTAATACTACTGCAGGAAATTTAGATGATGGTCCTTCTACATTTTATACAGATTATCCTACATATAAAAAGACTTCTAAAGAATGGTTAGAGTCTATATACACCGATGCTGGTTGGAAAATTCTTGACTATATTTTAGATGATAATGCTAAAAATGCTATAGAAAAAAACTATCATTCTGTTCCACTTACTTTTTTAGACCACGGTCAACAAGATGGTTCTGTGGGAGCTGTAAATAAATACAAAAATTGGATGAGTGAAGTTGTGAAACCATTAGGTTGGCAAGTCGTGAGTTGGATGGGAACTGAAGCCGCTATCAATAATATCATTGGTAGTCTTTTTGCAGCTGGTGCTGATGGTGATGAATACACAGAAGAAGATTTCAAACTTACTGAAAAGATAAACTTGGACAAAGAAGTTAAACTATTATTAGAGGGTGGTGCTTATGGACATCTCAATCACCCGTTTGATGATAAAAATTTAACGTTTTCAGATTTTAAAACACTAATTATTAATACACTACAAGGTAAACTTGATAGTGAAGGAGCAGTCACAGAAAAAACAGATGGTCAAAATATAATGGTAAGTTGGAAGGGTGGAAAACTTATCGCCGCTAGAAATAAAGGTCATATCAAAAACCACGGTGCCGGTGCATTAGATATCAATGGTATAAAAAATATGTTTGCTGGTAGGGGTGATATTGAGAAAGCCTTTGTATATGCTATGAGAGATTTACAAAAAGCAGTTGGTGGTTTAAGTGATGCTCAAAAAAATAAGATATTTGATGAGGGTAAGAAGTTTATGTCTTTAGAGGTTATATATCCTAAGACAGCAAATGTGATACCTTATGATAAATCTTTACTTCAGTTTCATGGAACCATAGAATACGATTCAGCTGGTTCTCCTATAGGTGAGGATAGAGGTAGTGCGAGAGTATTAGCTGGTATGATAAAACAAATAAACCAAGATGTACAGAAAGCGTTTAAGATTGAGAAACCTTTTATATCTAAGTTACCACAAGTAAAAGACTTTAGTAAAAGACAAAGTTATTTCTTGGGTAAGTTAAATAAGTTACAGAATGAATTTAACCTAAAGGGTAATAATACACTATCAGAATATCATCAAGCATATTGGATGGAGTATATTTATAATGCAGGAAAACAATTTAAGTATAATGTTCCAAATAACATATTAGTTAAATTAACTCGTAGATGGGCATTTTTAGACAAATCTTACAAAATACCACAAATTAGAAAAGATATAAAGAATGAAAAGTTTTTAAATTGGATATTAAAAACAGACAAAATGGATTTAAAAGGGTTACAAAAAAAACATATTAGAGATTGGGAAGTTCTTTTCTTTGAGTTGGGTGCTGAAATATTAAAAAATCTTAGTGATTTTATAGCAGCTAATCCAGACAAAGCAGCTCAACAAATTCGTAAGGATTTAGTGAAAGCAGTTTCAAAGGTCAAAACTTCGAAAGACCCAAAGGTACTAAACACATTGAAAACTCAATTAGATAGATTGAAGGCTATTGGTGGTTTGAAATCAGTTGTACCAAGTGAAGGTATTACTTTTGTATTTAAAGGAAAGTTATACAAGTATACTGGTGCTTTTGCTCCAGCAAATCAAATCTTAGGTATGTTAAAATTCGTATAGGAGTAGGTTATGGGATATAGTAAAGAGTCAGAAAGACAAAACAAAGCATTAGGAGATTTACTATCTGGTAAAACTCCTGAAAAAAGAGTAATGGTTGGTTACAAAGGTAAAGAGAAAGAAAGTGGTGACCAAATCAGTAGACTTTCAGATATTATGAAAGAGGCTAGAATGCCTATGTTTTGTCCTAAGTGTGATGTTATCATGAAGAAAAGACTTGACGATAAGTTTTGGAGCATGTTTGGTCATTGTTTTGATTGTCAGGTAAAAATAGAGAACAAGATGAGAATTGATGGTACATATAAAGAATGGGAAAAAAATAAAATAAAAGAAAACAAAATATCTTTTGTAAAAGAACAAATACAGGCTATAGAAGAATGGAAAGATATGAAAGCTCCTGAATTTTACAATAATGTTGGTGTTAACGAACCGATGCTAGAAAAAGAAAAATGGGACATCGATGTTGAAAAGATAAGTAAAGAAGCTAATGAGGCTTTAGAAAAATACACAGAAGTTTTACAACAACTGGAGAACGAAGAATGAAGTTATGGAAAATAATACTTGGTATCTTAGGAGCTGTTGGTGCTCTTTTTGCTGCTTCTTCTAAAAGTAAAGAAGTAAGAGAACTTAAAAAAGTTATCAAAGAAAACAAGAAAGAAGAAAAGAAAGTTGAAAAGCAAATCAAAGAATTAGAGGAAACCAAAACATCTTCTAAAAAAGAGGTTGGTAATCTTAAAAGAAAATTAACTAATTCTAAAAAGAAAACTCAAAAGATGCAAGAGGTTTACGATAACGATGAAGTAGAATCAGCCGAAGACTTTTTGAGAAAGTTTGCTAAAAGCAAATGAAGTTATCTATAAAAATACTTAAATATTTTTTGATATCATTCTTTGTGTTATCAGTTGCTAGTAGTCAATCTTACACACAAGCTGAAGTATTAGAGATGATAAAAGAAAGAGACTTACAGTGGGAAGGCAAAGTAGATAATGCAAATAATCTAATTGCATCTCAAAAAGAAGTTATTGATGACTCTGATAAGTTGATAAAAGAATTAGAGAGTCAAGTAAAAACTGATTCTTTACTACTTTTCAAAAAAAGTGAACAGATTGAGTTGTTGAAAGAAAGAGATGAGGCTAATCAAAAAATGATTAGATTAGTAAAACCAAAAATATGGGAACACAGATATCTTTGGTTTGCTGTAGGAATTTATTTAGGGAAGCTATTATGAAACCAGGTGTTTTAAAAGATGTAATAAAAAAAGAGTACTCTAAGTGTGCTAAAGACCCTATATACTTTTTAAAAAAGTATTGTGTGGTTCAGCACCCAATGAAAGGCAAGGTTCCTTTTCATCTTTATCCTTATCAAGAAAAGTCTCTTGCTACATTCGAAGAACATAGATTTAACATCATACTAAAAGCTCGTCAGTTAGGATTATCTACATTGACTGCTGGTTACTCTTTATGGATGATGACATTTCATCAAGATAAAAACATTTTAGTTATTGCTACTAAACAAGATACTGCTAAAAACTTAGTAACTAAGGTAAGAGTAATGCACGCCAACTTACCCTCTTGGTTAAAACAGAAATGTACGGAAGATAATAAACTATCCTTACGATATAATAATGGTTCACAGGTAAAAGCTGTTTCGAGTGGTGAGGATAGTGGTCGTTCAGAAGCTCTATCGTTACTAATACTTGATGAGGCTGCTTTCATCGATAAGATTGAACCGATATGGGCTGCTGCTTCACAGACATTATCTACTGGTGGACAATGTATTGCACTATCTACACCAAATGGTATAGGTAATTGGTTTCATAAGACTTGGGTTGGTGCAGAAGATGGTAGTAACGATTGGAACTTCATCAAACTTCATTGGAACTTACATCCTGAAAGAAACGATGAGTGGAGAGCAGAACAAGATAAATTATTAGGCCCATCATTAGCGGCTCAAGAATGTGATTGTGACTTTCTAACTTCTGGTCAAACTGTTATAGATGGTGTTATATTAGAAGAGTATAGAGAAAAACAGACACAAGACCCTTTAGAGAAAAGAGGAGTCGATAGTAACCTTTGGATATGGCAACCACCTAACTATACAAAAGATTATGTGTTGAGTGCTGATGTTAGTAGAGGAGATGGTTCGGATTACTCCGCATTTCATGTTATGGAAGTGGAGACTATGGAACAAGTGGCAGAATATAGGGGTAAGATATCAACAAAAGATTTTGGAAACCTATGTGTAAACACAGCAACAGAATATAACAACGCCTTATTGGTAGTTGAAAACAACAATATAGGTTGGGCTACATTACAACAATGTATTGATAGGGGATATGAGAACCTTTTCTATACAAGTAAAGATTTAAAGTATGTGGATACAGAACATCAAATAAATAATCGATATAGAAACCAAGATAGAAATATGGTGGCTGGTTTCTCTATGACAATGAAGACAAGACCTTTGGTAATCGCTAAATTAGAGGAATATTTTAGAGAAAAGTCAGTTATTGTCCGTTCAAATCGATTAATTGATGAGTTGTTTGTATTTATATATAACAATAATAAAGCTGAAGCGATGCAGGGATACAACGATGACTTAGTGATGAGTTTCGCTCTTACTCTTTGGGTAAGGGATACTGCATTGAGATTACGAAATGAAGGAATAGAATTAACTAAAAGAACTTTGAGTGGTGTAGCATCACAGATGATACCACAAAAACCAACCAATCAAAATAATTCTTGGGAAATAGAAGTAGGACCCAACGGAGAAAAAGAATCGTTAGATTGGTTACTTAACTAAGAGGCATAAAAATGGCAGATAAAGATTTATTTTCAAGACTAAAACGACTATTTTCTACGAATACAATTGTTCGTAATATTGGTGGAAGAAAGTTAAAGATTGTAGACACAGGACAATTACAATCCAATGTACAAACTAATTTAGTTGATAGATATAGTAAGTTGTATTCTAATATGCAACAATATGGTTATAATGACCAATTATATCAACAGCAACTTAGATTGGGTTTATTCAAAGACTACGAATCTATGGATAGTGATTCTATTATTGCTTCTGCTTTAGATATCTACTCGGATGAATCAACAATGAAAAATGAGTATGGTAAGGTATTAGATATTACAACAGATAACAATCAAATACATGATATACTTCATAACCTATTCTATGATATTTTAAACATAGAGTTTAATTTATGGCCTTGGGTTCGTAATATGAACAAGTATGGGGATTTCTTTTTACAGTTAGAAATTACAGATAAGTATGGTATTACAAATGTAACACCTATGTCTGCTTATGATGTAGCTAGAATGGAAGGACACGATCCTGATAATCCACAAAATGTTCAATTTATGTTGACACCACAAGGTGATAGTAGTAGGCATTCAGCTAAGCAACAAGATCCAAAAACACTTGAGAACTATGAGGTAGCTCACTTCAGACTACTTTCAGATTCTAACTATGTACCTTACGGTCGTTCTATGTTAGAGGGTGGTAGAAAGGTGTGGAAACAATTAACTCTTATGGAAGACGCTATGTTAATACATCGTATCATGAGAGCACCAGAAAAAAGAGTATTCAAATTAGACATTGGTAATATACCGCCAGCTGAAGTTGATAACTTTATGCAACAAACAATTAATAAGATGAAGAAAGCTCCTGTTATCGATGAGAAAACAGGTGATTACAATCTTCGTTATAATATCCAAAACCTCACAGAAGATTTCTTTTTACCTGTAAGGGGTGGAGATAGTGGAACTAACATCGAATCACTTAGTGGTTTAGATTATGATGCTGTTGACGATATTGAATATTTAAGAAACAGACTTATGGCTTCTCTGAGAGTTCCAAAGGCTTTCTTAGGATATGAAGAAGGATTGGGTTCAAAAGCTACGTTGGCTGCTGAAGATGTAAGGTTTGCTAGAACAATCGAAAGAATACAGAGAATTGTAGTTAGTGAATTGACAAAAGTTGCTGTAGTTCATCTGTACTCTCAAGGTTATCGTGACCAAGAGTTAGTAAATTTTGATTTAAAACTTACCAATCCATCTACCATATATGAACAAGAAAAACTTGAGTTGTGGAATCAGAAAGCTTCTCTTGCTGATTCGATGATTAGAGATGGATTGATGTCAACTGAATGGATTTACAAAAATGTGTTTGGCTTTAGTGACGAAGAAATGAAAGAAAACGATGACCAAATAATTTTTGATTACAAAAATAAATTTAGAAGACAACAGATTGAAGCTGAAGGTAACGATCCTGCTAAAAGTGGTCAGTCACAAGGTACACCATCGGACTTAGCTATGGGTAGAACTGGTCACGAGTTAGATGATAAGGGTGGTTCAGAAGAAGGTGGGCAACCAGGAGCTGGAAGACCTAAAGAAGCTAACAAATATAGTAAGGATAGTGGAGCCAGAGGTAGAGATCCATTAGGAGCACACGATAAGAAGATGGCTCATGGTGCTGTAGCAACACATCACTATGAAAATCTGTTTAAACATTTAGGTAAAAATGCGAAGACACTACTTTCCGAGTCAAGTGAGTTGGAAAACGAATATAAATCAGAAGTATCTTCCCTTAATACTAAGAAAAATTAAGTTATCATATATTTATATATGAAGAATTATATAAACGATTGGAGTATAATATGAGT